TGCTAACAAAGCAGAGCGTAAGGCTAGAAACAATATTCCTCTCAGTGCAGATGAAATATCCAAACTTGTAGAACACAAGGGATTTGATAAGTTTCGTACTAAAAACGAATCAGGGCAAGATGTTCTTGTTGATATAGATCTTCTTAGCGATGACCCTACTATTGTTGCTGGAAGCATTGATGCTGTTTCTAATTTTTCTGTTGAGACAAACGGTTTATTGCATCCTGATGCTGCTGAGATATTTTCTAGAGCGCCTTATACTATGAATAATGCTGATTTAGCTACTCGTATTATGGGTCAGATTGTTTCTGGTATTAGACAGAAAACCCCTGGAACAACTAAAGCAACTGCTGTTAGCATGTTCTTAGCTGGCAATGATATTAGTGAAGAAACCATTGGCTTTATTAGAACTGTTGATCAAATAGGCATTGAAAACGCAATGCAATCATATGCTGCTGAAAAAGGTTTTAATAAAAACAGAAATGTTAATAAACATTTAAGTAGAGAAGGTTTCGACAAAGATCAGTTTTTTAACAAAACATTTGAACAAGCTCTTGAGAATGAAAAGCTTCTTACTCTAATTCAAACAACCATATCTCCAGCAGCAAAGCAGATGTTAAATCAAATAGCTGATGAAGGTGGTGTTTCTAGTGCTGAACTTGAAAATGCTTTTATTAAAGACCCTACTATTAAAGAAGCTGTAATGAATATTTTTTACGATAAGGTTTCTAATGTAAGTGCTGGCACTCCTGTTACTCATATGCAGGACACAATAAGGCAACTTGGTAAAAGACTCGGTGTTCAGAAAAATCCATCAACAGGGGAGTTAGAGTTTGTTAGACATCCTATTTTAAAGCTTGCACAATCTACTGTCCCCACCGCTGCTGGTCAGGCCGTTGTATCTCTTTCATATAAAGATATACAAAATGATGTAAGGGACAGAATTGTAAATAGCTTTGAAGATAGATTTGATCTTTTAAATCCCCCTACAAAAGCTCAAGAATACATGTATCAGATGTTGAAAGATGTTGGTGTAGAAAAGCTAGATGGCACTACTATGCACTTTCAGGCTAATGAGTCTTTTGGTGGTGAGCCTTCATATAGCGTGTATGTTCAAGACAAGTATGGAAGAGCGCATTTGGTTAGCAACTCGTATACTTATGACTTTAAAGACAGCAAAGCTTATAAAGAGACTTACAAGGAAGTTATTAGTGAGCTTAAAACAGATAAGGCTAAACAGTTTTGGTCTATGTATGGACTAATGGATAAAGGCTTGGTTCAGTCTACTTTTGAATCTATGGAGCGAAATCGTACTGATTTTTCTCTTGATGGCTTAGTTAATGCTTGGAATGCTTTTAGTAGAGTTACTAACCCTTCTGCAAATCCTTGGTCTATGAACGAAATAAGCCAAGAAGAGAAGAAAGAGTTTTTCTACATTGTTGATCGTTTAACTACTTTAGGCTGGAGATAATGAGCAATATTGATTGGGATTTTATTGGTGAGCTAGAGGGAAAGCGTAAGCTAAAAGGCTATGTTCCTGATGCAAAAGGATCAAAGTCAGGTGTTACTATTGCAACTGGATTTGATTTAGGTGCTAGGAACCTATCTGATCTTGCTGGTCTTCCTCAAGATATTATAGATGTCTTAACACCTTATCTTGGAATTAAAGGTGCAGCGGCTGCTGATCTTGCAAGTGAGTTAATTGTTGATGATTCACAGGCAAAAGTTATTGATGAGTTTTCTCATAACGAAGCGGTTGAAAGACTTAGCTCAAGTTGGGAGTCTAAAACAGGAACACCTTTTTCTGAGTTGCCTATGGGCAAAGCTACAACAATAGCATCTGTAGCATTTCAGTATGGTGATTTAGCCTCTAAAGCACCTAACTTTTGGGAGCAAGTTACTACTGACGATTGGGATGGTGCTGTAGCAAACTTGCGTAATTTTGGTGATAACTACAAAACTCGCAGAAATAAAGAAGCGGAATATTTTCAAAAAAAAAGACTTGAGGACACTCTAGCCGTGACTGCTCCGGCAGATGCTCCTTCAAGACAGCTAACCAATGAAGAGTTAATGGCAAAGGTGCAGGGTCAAATTGCTGAATCTAAAGATCCAGTTATAGAGGGCGGTATAAAAACACCTATCAATACAGAAATAGCAGATTTTGATATTGCCCAGACAAATGAGCAACGTGCTTTGGAGCAGGATTTTTATGATGCACCCGAAGCTGTGGATCGTACTACAAAGTCCAACAGTAAACTCCCTGATACACAAGCAATAACAGATTCGTACACTAGCTTATATGGTAATTCTGGTGAGGTTTACGGTAATAGAGTTCAATCTAAATTTGGTAATGAAGATGAGTATGACTATGCTGTATTTGATGAGACATTCGATAATGTTTGGGGTGCAGCATTTCGTCAGAATAACTTTGTTCCTGCGATAAGCAGAATGCTTGAATCAATGGATTCTAAGTATAAACCCGTTGAAGGGTACGATGCTTTTAAGGACAAAGATTTAAAGTCTCAGCTTGGTGGTGATGAAGGTCTTTGGATGTTTCGTCATAGCGGAAGCCCAGCAGAATCACAGTTAAAGCTAGAGAGAATGAAACAAGATGCAGAAGACATGGCGTTTCTTTCTGCAACAGACAGCACTGGCGCACAGGTTGTAGCATCATTAGCTTCACCAACTACATTACTGCCACTTGCTCCTGCTAGAGTTATGAAAATGGCATCTGGTGGTAGAAGGTTTGTAGGTGGAACTGCATTTACTGGTGCAGCCTTATATCCAGAGCAAATGCTTATTGAGTCTCAAAACGAGTATCGTGACGCATCTCATTCTGCCCTAATGCTTAGTGCTTTAAGTCTTGTTGGTGGTAGCCTTGCTTATAAGTTTGGCGGTGTAAAGCGAATGGTCGATTCTGACATGCCTACCAGCAGTGGTGGGGAACAAGTCTACAGATCTGCCGGGGCAAGTGTTTCTCCAGAGCGTTACCGTCAAAGTATGTACGCAACTATGGAACAGGATGCGTTAAAAGAAACAGGAGTAGGTTTAGAGAAGCTTCCTTGGAATCCTGTTATTCGTATGCTTAACAGTCCTAATCCATTTGTAAGAACAGTAGCAACTGGTCTGGTTGATACTGGTGGTATGATGCAAAAGAAAGTAGATGAGGGGCTGTCTATGGATCAGTCTGTTGAGTCTACTTTTAGAGCAAAGTATCTTGGCCCTCTTCGCCAAGCCCTTACTGAAGTAGACAAAACATACTTGGCTTATAGAGGTAAGGTAGCTTCTGATAGCGATATAGCTAGATCAGTTCAAATGTTAAGAACATCTGTCTCTGATAAGTTTAACCGAGCAGGAAGTCACATGACTGAAGCTCAGTTTAGGAACCGTGTAGCAAGGGCTATGCGCCGTGGTGATGTTGATAATGTTGGTGATGAAGCGTCTGAGTTTGTAACGGCTGCCGCTGGTCAATACAGAAAGGTATTTGATTTAGTTAAGAAAGAAGCCAGCAATGTAAGATTGTTTGAAAGGCAACTTGCAGAAGATATTGCAAAAGCAAAAGCAGCAAAAAATGTAAACAGAGTAAAGCAGTTGGAAGAAGCTATGGCAAAGCTTCAAGAGCAAGGCGTTACTGCAAACAATGCCCTGTCTTATGTTCCTCGTATCTTCCGTGTAGATAAAATTATGGAACGCTCTAGTGAGTTCCTGTCCATTGTAGAGCGTCATGCTGTTACATCTATGAAGATGTCTAGAGCAGCAGCTAAGACTTATGCACAAAATGTGATGGATACAGTTACAAGGAGCAGACCTTATTTAGATCTTGATGATGCAACAAATCAATTAGACTTTATGATAAGTCCATCTGGAGTGAAAGCGTCTACATTAAAGGTTCCCGATGATTTGCTTGAGGATTTTATTGAGAATGACATTGAGACATTGCTTCGGCATCATGTAAAGACTATGGGCATGGACATAGAGCTTACTGCTCGTTATGGCAGCATAGACATGAAGTCTACTATTGATGAGATTACAGCAGATTATTCTAGATTGATTGACGAAACTACTGACACCGCAAAGAAAGCTGATTTAAACAAAAGATTAAGTCGTGATCTAGAAGATCTTCGTGGACTTAGAGATCGTGTTCGTGGAACTTATGGTGCGTCTAAAGATCCACATCAGTTATCTAGCAGATTTATCCGTGTAATGAAGTCATTCAATGTTCTTGTTGGAATGGGTGGTGCAATGATCTCATCTGTTCCTGATGTATTTAGAACTACAATGGTTGAAGGCTTTAGAACAACAAACGAAAAAGGATTTAAGAATCTATTTGCTGATCAAGCTGTCTATGTAAAGAAGCTAAAGCAGAAAGAGTTGGCCGCTGCTGGTGTTGCTGTTGATGCCACTCTTGGATTAAGAGCGCATTCATTTAGTGATATGGGTGACTTGTTTGGATCTAGATATACATTAGAGCGTGGTCTTAATCAGGCAACTGGTGTTTTCTTTATGATGAACGGCTTAAACTACTGGAATCAAATGCTTAAAGAGTTTGCTGGTAATGTAACTATGCTTCGTATGACGGATGCAATTACTACAACTTGGGAAGGATTATCTAAGTCTGACAAGGAAAAGCTTTTAAAGAATGGCATTGATCGTCAAGACGCTTATCGTATGCGTAAGCTGATTGAAAAGCATGGCACAAATGTAGATGGTCAAAAACTTCCTAACACTGATTTATGGGAAGACCCCACAATGCGACTAAAGTTTCGTATTGCTTTAAACCAAAATGTAGAACGCATCATTGTGACCCCTGGGGCTGGTGATAGAGCTTTATGGACATCTACTGAGTTTGGTTCGATGCTGACTCAGTTTAAGTCATTTGGTCAAGGAGCAATGGTTCGTATGGCGACTGCTGGATTGCAAGAGCGTGATGGTGCTTTTTGGCAAGGAGCTACGTTGCTTGTTGCAATGGCTGGTCTTGTTAATGAAGTTAAGAGAGCGCAGTACGGTATAGACAGTAAAGAAACATTTGATGAAAAGCTGTTAAATGCAGTTGATCGCTCTGGTGTTATGGGCTGGGCTATGGATGTAAATAATGCTGTAGAGAAGCTATCTGATAATAAACTTGGGATGAGGCCAGCGTTTACAGATCAGCCTCAATACAAGCTTCCTGATACAGCGAAAGCTGGCGCTGTGCTTGGGCCTTCTGCAAGTAATTTAATGAATATATCCAGTGTGATGGGTGATGTCGTAACATTTAATGCCAATCAAGATACACTTGATACTGCTAGGTTTGTAACCCCGGGGGCTACATTACCTTACTTAGATCCAATTTATGATGGCGTTTTTGGTCAATAGATGTGAATTAACGTAATGAAGCCAACAATGTATAAGAGGATATTATGGCAACTATACAAATAGCAGACAATGACGCTAGAGTTCAATACACTCAGGCTGTAAATGGGATTGATAATGATCCTAGTCCAGCAGCGACTGAGCTTACTATTGATTTTCCATTTTTTAGTCTTGATGACATTAAAGTTATTAAGACTACCGAAGCTGGTGTTGATACTACACTAACAAGAGGTACTGGATCTGGCACATTTACTGTAACAGGCACTGCTGTTGATGATGGTTTTTCTGGCGGTAATGTTAAAATTCACAATACTGATACCACTGCAACAACTAGGTATACGCTATTTCGTGATATAGCCATTGAAAGAACTACTGATTTTCCAACATCAGGCCCTTTTAATATCTCTTCTCTTAACACTGAGTTAGATAGGCTTTTTGCCATATCTCAAGAGTTAGAGACTGGTGTTAGTCGTACAATGATACTGGCAGAATCAGATAGTGCTGCCTCTATTACTCTTCCTGATACATCTGTTAGAAAAAATAAGATCTTATCTTTTGATGCTGCTGGAACACTAACTGTATCTCAGACAGTAGGAACGTCTAAGGGTACGGATGCCACAACTACTACTGCTGCTTATTTAAAACATGATCTTATTAAATCAACAACAACAGCGCAGTTAAATAATGTTTATATAGCTATTACTGATACTGCCTCTGGAGATGCCTTAACGGATACCAGTAAGTTTCTACTTGTTGTGGATGCTGTATCTGCTGCAACTAGCGCATCAAATGCTGCGGCAAGCGCATCAACGGCAAGTGGTCATGCTTCGACAGCTACGACAAAAGCCAGTGAAGCGTCTACATCAGAAAGTAATGCTAATGATTGGGCTGTAAAAGTTAATGGCATTGTTGATAGTTCAGACTATTCATCAAAAGCTTGGGCTATTGGTGGCACAGGGGTTACTGACGCATCTGGTGCTGGCCCTGCTAAAGACTGGGCAACCGAAACCACTGGTCAAGTAGATGGCACAGAGTATTCAGCTAAAGAATACGCTATTGGCGCACAACGCAGAGGACAAGCTAACGGTGGTTCTGCAAAAGATTGGGCAACCTATACATCTGGCACAGTAGATAACGCAGGGTACTCAGCAAAATATTGGGCAGAACAAGCGGCTGCTAGTGCTGATAACGTAGATGATTTGTATCTTGGCCCTAAAAGCTCAGATCCAACAGTAGACAATGACGGTGATGCGTTAACTGTTGGCGATTTGTATTTCAACACAGGTGACAATGTTTTGAAAGTTTATGACGGATCGGCTTGGAATGCTGCTGCCGTGGATACCAGTTCGTTTGCAACAGCGGGCTTTAGCATTGCAATGAGTATTGCCTTATAGGAGTAAACAATGGCACAGAATTTTCGCAGATACACATTGAACGCAGTAGGCACTGTTGCTGCTGACATTCCCGATGGGTCTAACTTTGACAGCTTTGATACCATTGTAGGCATTCACATTGCCAATGTAACAGCTAACGCTATCACAGTTGAGTGCTATATTAATGATGGCACTAACGACATTCATTTGGTTAAGGATGCACCCATAGCGGCTGGCGGTGCGCTTCAGATATTGGATGCTGGTGCTAAGTTTGTCGTGCAGTCAGGTGATCGGCTTTATGTCAAATCAAACACAGCAAGCAGCGCAGATGTTTGGGTGTCTGCCGTTGATGCGATCAGCACATAGGAGTGACCGATGGGTTATGTAGGCAATCAACAGACTGAGGGCTTCAGCAGCATTCCTGCCAAGCAAGACCTTACTGGTGCATCTGGTACAACGCTAACACTTTCTCACGCTGTATCTAGTCCAGAGGCTATTGACCTATACATTAATAACGTAAGGCAAGAGCCGACTACAGCCTACTCAGCAGTGGCAACGACTGTAACTCTTACTGGCTCTGTTGTGTCTACTGATGATATCTATGTGGTCTATAACGCCCTGGCTTTGCAAACGACTGTACCCCCTGATGGCTCTGTTACATCAGCCAAGCTAGACCCCAACCTTGTATTAGGTGGCGGCAGCTTTCTTGGTGACAGTGGCGGTGGAACGGCAGATATATTTCGGGTGCATCAAGTTGAGTTAAACACAAATGTTACTGTGGCGGCTAATACCAACGCCCTGTGCGCTGGCCCTTTAACAGTAGCTTCAGGAGTCGTCATCACAGTTAGTGCTGGTGCGACATTGGTGGTAGCATGAGTACAGTACATACAAACACAATACAAACTAGCTCTGGTGGCCCTGTCACGCTGACGAAGCAACACGCTGCGAAGGCGTGGGCAAATTTTAATGGTTCTGGAACATTAGCGGTTCGTGATTCATTCAACGTAACAAGTATTTCGGATGATGGAACTGGGTTGTATTCTGTAGATTTTAGCAACGCAATGAGTGATGGAAATTATGCAGCACCGGGTTGTGCTACATATTTTGGAAACGATAGTGCAACCGGATTGGTATACGCTATGCGTACATCAAGTAATGTGTACACGGAACACGGAACCGCTGGTTTTGCTTTAAGGATATCGGACAATAATGCTGACAGCGCATTAGACAGCGGTTCGGTTGAGTTAACCGTAATGGGAGACCTAGCATGAGTGAGATAAAAACAGATAAGCTTACTGGCGTAGGTACTGCTGGCGTTATTGTAGTAACAGGGGAAGGTAATAGCACGACTACTAACTTGCAGCAGGGGCTGGCGAAAAGTTGGTTAAACTATGACCAAGCATCAAATGTTGTGAGAGATAGTTCAAACATAAGTTCAGTCGTAGACAATTCAACATCTGAGTTTGAAACAAATTTTACAAATGTAACTAATAATATTTATTACTCTGTTTATGGTTCATTCAATATGAATTATAGCGTTGCAGGGGCGTTAGGTTATGCAATGCACACAGATGGCGTGGCGGAAAGAACTCCAACTACATCTGACTTTTTTGTAAGAACTATAAACTTTTCTGGCAGTGGATATGATGCAAAATATAACATGATGTCAGTACACGGAGACCTTGCATAATGGCAAATGGAAAAATAAAAGCAGATACCCTTGAGCATAGCACCGCTGGTACGGTTGATACGCAGTATGTGGTGAATGGCAGTGCGAAGGCTTGGGTGAATTTTACTTGTGTTTCTAGCACCTCTGCTAGAGACAGCTTAAATATTTCGTCCTTAACAGATTTGGCAACTGGAAGCACACGAGTGACATACAATTCCGCTATGAACAATGCAAATTATTCCGCTACAGGATATTCTAATTTTGATGCAGCGTTTGCGGAAGGCGATTTTGATGCCGACATAAGTGGTAGAGGGTTTGGTCTGGTTGGACGAGCAACAACTACTATTCAGCATTACTCTTACACTATTGATGCGGCGCAGCAAGACGTTCAAGTTCAGGGAGACCTAGCATAATGACAGACACACCAGATTTTCAAGGCACACACCTATTCGACCGACTATGCTGGGCTAAAGAAAACCTAGAAGGTCATCAGTCAGACTATCGTGTAGTGTATGAGGACAGTGTAGATGAGTGCGCTAAGATACTTGTGCCTGACCCTAACTGGATGGCGTGTGCATTGCAAGGCGGTATCTTACCACCTGTGTGGGTGTATCACGAATTGGCAAAAGATGAGGCACAGCCCGACTTCAAGAAGCACACAAGAGGTTACTTGCTGCATCAGACAGAGCCAGTAGAGGCGATGACCGAAGAGCAAGCAATCGAATATTTAATTCTTAAGGACTGCCCACAAAGTGTGGTCGAAACTTGGAATGAGGGCAACCGCCCAAAGATGGTTATCTGCAAGAAAGAGCAGTTACCGCAAACAAGAACGTGGCGCAATGCGTGGCGTATATCTGATGAACTAGCCGCATAGGAGATTATAATGGCTGCAAACACATACATCGTAGATAAGGACGGTAATCAGATTGACGCTTCAACTGCTACCGTTCCTGCTAATCGTGACTTTCGTGGCGCTTGGGTACTGAACGGCTCTGTCATTTCAGAAGACCTAACAAAAGCCAAGGAGATTTTTGCTGACAAGGTTCGTGAAGCTCGTAAGCCTTTGCTTGAAGCATTGGACACAGACTTTATGAAAGCACAAGAGACAAGCGCAAGCACGACTGCCATCGTTGCAAGCAAGCAAGCATTGCGTGATGCCCCGGCGGCTGGTGACAGTGCATCAACAATGGCTGAACTCAAAGCAGCGTGGCCTTCATGCTGTGGTGATAGCCCATACTAAGGAGCCTAGCCAATGGCACTAAGTAAAATAGACGCAGATGGTGTATCTGGTTTACAAACATCATTAACCGCAACAACAACTGTCCCATCTGAGGGTGGGGCAGCGACTACTAATCTTGTGCAGGGTTTGGCGAAATGTTGGATAAATTTTGACCCTACTAGCAGTAACGCTATACGAGATTCATTGTCAATTGGGAGCATTACAGATTCGGGTACTGGCGTATTCTCACTAAATTTATCAAGCGCAATGGCAAATGACGATTATGTAATGAGTGGTTGTGCGCTTTATTCCGGTGCAGGTGGGTTTGATGATGCGGCAGTTATTTCAAGAGACAGCACACAAGTAAGTAGTGTTTCAACGACTGTTAATCCTTTTTATACATTTAGATTGCAAGGAAATGTCCAGATAAGAGATTGCCCAGAAACAATGATTTTACTACACGGAGATTTAGCATAATGCCCTATATCGGCAAATCCCCAGTAGGCGGTGGCTTCCATAAGCTTGATGCACTGACTGCTTCTGCTACGGCAACCTATGCTTTGACGCTAGGTTCTGCGGCATATTTCCCAGAGACCGCTAATCAATTATTGGTTTCTCTCAACGGTGTGATCCAAGCACCGCAAGATTCGTTCACGGTCAGCGGCAGCAACCTTGTATTTGACAGCGCACTCACAAGCAGCGACAGCATAGACTTTGTGGTTGCTCTTGGTGATGTGCTGGGTGTGGGCAGCGTGACTGATGGTGCTGTGACTACAGCTAAGATTGGTAACAATGCTGTTACGGATGCTAAGTTAGCGTCTGGTGCTGTGACTGAGGCTAAGTTAGCGTCTGGTGCTGTAACTGCCGCTAAAATGCCAACTGGTGCTGTATTGCAAGTTCAGCAAAGTATTGGGTCTACTAGCGCACAGAATATAAGTTCAACAACTTTTGCTGGTATTGGTCTTAGTGTTAATATTACTCCTCGTGATGCAAACAGTAAGTTTCTTGTGCAGGCAGCAATGGACATAGATGTTGATGCAAACGAACAAACTTTCTTTACAGTCTTTAGAGATTCTACAGATTTAGGAAGCACTAATGGACTTGTTAATGCTTGGAATGGTACTAATCGTATGATTGTGCCTGTCACTGTTTTAGTTTTAGATGCTCCATCTACGGCATCACAAATTACCTATGAAATAAAATCAAAGATTGCCCCTGCAATTAGTGGTGCAGCATCAAGATTAAACTCACAAGGCACTAAAATTATAATGACCGTTTCAGAAATAGCTGGATAGGAGAGACAGATATGGCACTCATAAGATTAAACAATCAGTCTCTCACCGCAGTGACATCTGCTGGTCTGCCTACTGGTACTGTGTTGCAAGTTGTACAAGGCACTACGCAAACAGCATATACTATGACAACTACATACGCAGATATTGGGTTATCTGTAAATATTACACCGACAACATCAAACAGTAATATTTTTATATTAGTAAATGGTCAGATTTATATTGCAACTAGCGGATATGGAACAAGACTGTTAAGAGATTCAACTGTTATTTTTACAGCCTCTGGTAGTGATTCAGTTGGACCTTTTGAAGGGTATGCTACCTCTGCTCCCGTGCATAACAGGACAGGATATAATTTTCTTGACACAGGAAGGTCGTCTGGCACAAGTCAAATTACATATAAACTTCAAGCCAGAAAGTATAATAGTGGTTCAAATGTTATATACAATTACAATGATGTAACTGATGCAATGTCGGTCATACAAGCAATAGAAATTTCAGGATAAAAAATGGCATACATAGGCATAGA